CGCGATCCGCGCTCCGTTGCCGCGCTCGACACGCGCGAGCGGTGGCTGCGCGGCGAGGCGACGAACGAGGAGATGGCGCGGGCTGCGCGGGCTGCGGCGCGGGCTGCGGCGTGGGCGTCCGAGCGCGCATGGCAGCGCGCCGAACTGGAGCGGATGCTCGGGGAAGGGGGTGGCGCGTGATGCACATTGGCAGCAAGGAGTTTCTCTACACGGCTACGGGGGCAAGGCGATTCGCCGCGAAATGGGCGTTTGCTAGTTGGCTCTGCGGCCTTCTGCAAGGCGCGGTCGCCGTGCTGCTGTGGATGCTGTGGATTGGGGGTGGCGCGTGATGCACAGACTCAATGAAGAAGAAGTGCTAGGAATGATTCTTGGGTTTGTGTTTGTGGTTTATACTGTAGTGTTGCTAGGGATTGGGTACTTTATTGGTTGGTTAACTTGGGGATAGACATGAGTGACAATAACTGTACCGATGAACTGCAAAAAGATCTAAAAGGCGGCTTGAGTTTCTACAAGGAATACATGTTCGCGGAGTTCTTGAAACAATACGCTCAGTTACTGGATGATCGCATTCGCAATTCCCAAATGGCGAATGAAGCAAATACAAACAACCAACTATTCAGAGAGGGTAAGCTATAATGGAAACACCAGCACAGCTGTGTGCCTTGTTGCAAAATGCACTGGATACACATCCTTTGTCAACAAGTCATAATGGATATACTTCCAAAGAACTCTATAAAAAGTCTTTGGATATGATTAAACGCTTGGAAGCGGAAAGATGGACCTTGAATGCCGAGCTTATCGGTATCCACAAGAACAACGACAAAGAACAGAAAGGATATGAGTTTCATGTCTAGCGTAATCTCTTCCAAGAGATGCCCCAAGTGTGCCGCCTCTGGCAACGACACAAGCGGCGACAACCTAAAGGTGTATGACGATGGTCATGCATATTGCTTTGCCTGTCAATTCTACATCCCAGGAAACAAACAACCAATGACACAAGAAGAAGAAACAACACCAGTCTACAGCAACGAGAAGTTCAGGACTGGTTCAATTGAATCTCTGCCCCATCGTCGCCTTAGCGAGGAGACGGCAAAGCATTACAACTATCTGACGGGAGTCAATGGCTCTGAGATCGAAACATTCTACAAGGATGGACAGATCCAGGCCCAGCATATCCGATACGAGGGCAAGAAGTTCGCGTGGATAGGTGACACCAGCAATCTAAGCCTGTATGGCCAGCATCTCTTTAGTGCTGGCGGCAAGCGTCTCCTTATTACCGAGGGAGCCATCGACTGCCTGACCATGTCTCAGGTGTTCGGTAACAAGTATCCAGTCGTGTCTGTGCCCAACGGAGTGTCATCTGCGGTACGGGCAATCAAGGACAACTACGAGTTTGTGTCGTCCTTTGAGACAATCGTTCTGTGCTTCGACATGGACGACCCAGGTCAGAAGGCCGTGCGTGATGTGGCTGAGATCCTTCCCCCTGGAAAGGTCAAGATCATGTCCCTGCCTCGCAAGGATCCCAACGAGATGCTTGTCAATGCGGAGCAGACCCAGCTTATCCAGGCTTACTGGAACGCAAAGTCGTACAGTCCAGACTCCATTCTCCATGTCAGCGAGGTGCTGTCTTCCGAGGTTAAGGAGGATGCACTGGAGGTCTTTGAGTATCCATGGGATTCGTTGACCACGTTCATGATCGGCCAGGACAAGCGGCGGTTGAACCTATGGACATCCGCGACTGGCCATGGCAAGTCCACTATCATCAGAGAACTTGTGTGCGACCACCTCAACAACGGTCGTGCGGTCGGTGCCGTGTTCCTAGAAGAGTCTCCAGAACAAACCGTGGACGACCTCATCTCCCTCAAGCTCGGCAAGCCAGTATCAAAGATCAAGGCACAGCGTGTCCTCAATGAACTCCGTTCAAAGAAAAACAAGCCGTTGATTGACGAGGTGTCGGATACCCTGACCGAGGAAGAGTACAACCAGGCCAAGGCAGAGATCTCCTCAAAGCCACTGTATCTATATGACCACATCGGCAATGCAAACATCAACAACATCATCAATCGTCTTGAGTACATGGCAATGGGACTTGATTGTCAGGTCATCTTCCTTGACCACATCACTCTGCTTGGCAACATGCTGTTGTCCAGTGGTTCCGATTTCGGTAATGACGAGCGCCTTGTTCTTGACTCGGTGATGAAGAAGCTGCGAGAGATCATCGAACGAACGGACGTAACCATCCATGTCATTGCACACATTAAGAAGACCGACAAGAATGTTGACGAGGGTGACCGAATCAACCTCTCTGATCTGCGTGGCTCTGGTTCTCTGGGCCAGATCTCCGACAATGTGTTCGCGCTTGAGCGCAACGCCCAGCATCCAGATCCGCTAATCAGGAACACGACCAATCTTCGTGTCCTCAAGAACCGAAAGGGCGGTCGCAGAGGCGTGGCATCCGCGCTATGGTACAACGACCAAACATCAAAGTTGATGGAGGTTCCGTTTACCATGACACCAGAAGGAGAGATCCTGTACAGACACGAACTAATTACCTAAGGAGAAAACATGGCAATCTATGCCTTTGACATCGAATCCAATGGTCTGCATGAGACCATCAAGGGGAAGAAAGAGCTTCAAAAGGAGTTCAACACCATCTGGTGCCTGTCCACCGTCAATGTGGAAACAGGAGAAGCCCTGCTCTTTGAGCGTGACAACATTCCAATCGGCATCGACATGCTTGAAAAAGCCGATCTGATCGTGGGTCACAACATCTACGGATTCGATATCCCAGCATTGGAAAGAATGTACGGCTTCAAACCTGGCCGCCCGTTCTTCGATGTCATCGACACGCTGCTGCTTAGTCGGATGCTGTATGGTGACGAGCCTCCTACGCCAGATCAAGGGCATTCCCTGAAGTCGTGGGGTCTGTTTCTCGGCAACAACAAAGGAGACTATGACAAGGGCTGGGATGAGTACAACAAGGAGATGGGAGACTACTGCATCCAGGACTCCAGGGTAACCAAGGATCTCTACCACTATCTGATGAAGCAGGTTGACAAGATCGGATTGTCCGAGAGTGCAATCAGGCTTGAGCACACCGTTGCCAAGATCATCAAGGAACAGGTCGAGAACGGATTTGCATTCGACATCGACCATGCTTCCCGTCTAACAGAGGAACTACAATATGAGATTTGCAAGATCGAAGACGACATGCAGAAGATCTTCCCACCCATTGTCACTGCTAGATATAGTGAGAAGACTGGAAAGAAGCTCAAGGACGGTGTCGAGATATTCAACCCAAGCAGCCGTCAGCAGATCGCACGGAGGCTCGGGGACAAGTACGGATGGGAACCAACGGAGACCGAAAAGGGAAACCCAAAGGTCGATTATGAGGTTCTATCTAAGCTAGATTATCCAGAAGCTCAGGTTCTTTGCGAATATTTCGACAAGGACAAGCTAAAGAGCCAGGTCATGGATTGGATCGCACGGGCTGTGATGTCCCGCGATGGCCGCATTCATGGCCTTGTAAACACGCTGGGGACGGTGACTGGGCGAATGTCTGCACGGGAACCAAACCTGCAGAACGTCCATTCGGATCCCCGTGCCCGTGCTTGCTTCGTTGCATCTCCTGGTAAGGTAATCGTAGGCGCGGATCTCAAGGGTCTGGAACTACGGATGCTTGCGCACTATCTACATCCATACGACAACGGCGTGTATGTCAACGAGGTAACCAAGGGAGATGTCCATATCCACAACCAGAAGGCAATGGGAGTGGCGACACGGGACATGGCAAAGACTGGTATCTACTGCTTCCTCTATGGTGGTGGCGACGCCAAGTTTGCCAAGACCATCAAGACGACGGAACACACGGCTAAGAAGGTAAAGTCAAATCTTACGTCAAATATCGTTGGTCTTCAGAAGATCATCGACATCTGTCGTTTTGACAGCACCAAGCATGGCTTTGTCAAGCCATTCGATTGGCGACCCGTCTTCGTAAGAAAGCAACACGCAGCCCTGAACACCCTGCTTCAGTCCTCTGGTGCCCACATTGCAAAGGTGTGGTTGTGCGTTGCCGATGCAAACCTAAAGTCAAGCGGACTGTACTACAAGTGGCTTGTAAACGTCCATGACGAAGTCCAGGCGGAAGCGGATCCAGAGCACGCTGACCAAGTAGGTAGAATCATCTGCGAGGCAGCGACAAAGGCTGGAGAAATTCTTAAGTGCAACTGCCCAATCGAAGCAGAGTACAAAATCGGTAAAAACTGGTCGGAGACACACTAATACCAAGAGACTATAAGAAAGAATACGCTAAGTTCCAATCATCCACGGAATCCAAGAAGGACCGTGCGCACCGAAACAAGGTTCGTCGTGAGGCTCTTCGGGATGGTCGGGTAAAGAAGGGCGATGGCAAGGACATCGACCACAAAGACGGCAACCCCAGGAACAACTCAAAGAAGAATCTTCGTGTTGTAAGCAAGTCAACCAACAGGGCCAAGCGATGAACTCCGTCTTGTTTATGCAACAGGTAACCGACTTTATAGCAAAGCATTCGGACCATCCGATGGTTGTAGAATACAACAAAGGAAACATCGGTCTTGGATATATCATTAGAAACTGGGATAAACTAACAAATGAGACTAATTCAACTGTCTGGGATTGGGAGAGTTGGCAAGACGACAGCGGCACACATAATCTGCAACGCGGCATTCAAGCTGGGTTACCGTCCTGTGATTGTGCCTTTTGCCCAGGCCATCAAGATGGCTGCGGCTGAAGAAGGCATTACAAAGGAAGCTAACAGCCAAAAGTACCGAGATTATTGTCAGAAGATCGGTGCTGAAAAGAGACAAATGGATTCAGAATACTGGGTAAACAAGACCGACGAGATTATCCAGGACTACATGGTCAAAGAGATCGATAACAAGAAACTGCACACTAACTGGGAATATGTTATCGTGCAGGACGATGTTCGGTACATGAATGAACTGGCATACGGCAGAAATCTAGCTGCCATCCAGCTGTTCATCCATGCTGGAGATCGTGTTGTCCAGGAATGCAGTGCTGAATGGCGCAAGCATGAATCGGAAACTCTGGCAAACCAAGTCGTGGCTTTCATGGGTTTGCCTAATTCCAACTACGACGAGTTGTTCGATGCTTTTATTGAAAACTCTGGAACCCTAGCAGACCTTGAACAGATGATCAACGAAAACATCAAAGACTGGTTGGATTCCGCGTGGATCGAACTGGAGGAGACAGAAGATGGAAGCAATTCTTGACGGAGACATTATTGCCTATAGAGCCGCCTTCT